AATATCAGCATAACCTGTTCCTGATTGCCTAAGATTTTCTCTATTAATATACTGATTATATTGGTAAAAATAATCTTCAAATAAATCCATTTGCGCTTGCTTAGCGTACAAATTGAAATCTTGTGGAGATAAGTATCCATAATTATTTTTATTAATAATTGCCAATACTGTATTCCTAACACTGTTAATCATGGCCATAGAAAATACCTTTTATTTATTTACAAATATAGCAAAAAAAAAGAGGTTACTTTTTTTTAGTAACCCCTCTTCAATAGTTATATAGATTACTATATTTTAGCTAAATTAAGTATCAAGACTGGTACTTCGCCAACATCAGTAATTTTAAAAGTAGCATCGCCACCTCCACCTGTTACCGTTACAACGTCACCAACTGCATATCCAGTTCCTCCGTTTAATGCATCAATAGAAGTAATTACTCCAGCTGTTGCTGTGTAATCTACTGTTAAATTAATACCTGATCCTGAGTTTGTTGTAGCAACAGCGCTTGCTGTAGTGTACCCCGTACCGCCTACTAAACTCCCAATATTACCAATTGAAGGCACTCCACTATTAGAAGGACTCCACCCAGTATACTTAACTAAAGGCCATGCTTGTATTAAAGATTCAGTTATTGATTCTTGAAAACCATCTCTTATATCTTCATTACCAGCATCTTGCGCAGCATGAGTAATCTTAACTGCAATACCGTCTTTACCACAATACTGAACATTTACCTCACTATTAATAGGGTCTGCCGATGCGTTTTCAACTATAACTACCCCAGAGGTAGATAATAATTGTTTGCTTGACGCAGTTGCAGAATATATAATGAAACTTTTACCAGTACCTAAGCCTGTTCCTACGGCTGCTCCAAAAGGAGTTAATGATAATACATTTGCACTGTCTAATGCAGCTACTAAATACATTCTATCATCAGTTGTATCGTGTAAGATATCTCCTACCGCTACTCCTGTAGCAAATGCACCAGTGTCTTCAACTTTGTTATTTCCAGCTTGGTCTGCTGTAGAGGTTCCTGTAATTGCGACATCTTGAACCTGAACCTCAACGAATTTATCCATTGCTCCGTACATTAGGCAATAGCTATTCCAGAAACAGCTTCAACTGGCGTCATATCAAATGCTGAAGCAGTCCACCCTGTCGCAAGGGCCTCTACCATACTGTCTTGTATTTGATCTCTCATAGCCTCACTACCTGCCGCTAAAGCAGCGTGTGTTAGTGTTACTACTTTTCCAGAGCCATAAGCTAAACTTGCTGAAGTTGTGTTAACTTGTACTACTAATTTTACATCAGTACACGAAACAAGTTGTTTTTGCTCGTTCGTCACTGGTATTCTTAAAAATTTTTCCATAATAAATAATGTGATTAAGGGTTAATAAAGCACAAAGATAGTTAATCTATTTGTCTTTATTTAAAGTATTTTTAAGCAGCTTAAACATTTCAAGACCATCATCTGACTGTAAATAAGTTCCCACCATATAATATGGATCGGTGTTGTGAGGTATAGTCATCATTTTCTTTTTATTACTTTTAAGATTATACCAAACTTCTTTTTTATTTTTACTAAATTTTATAAGCCTAGCTTCAAATAAATTCATTACTAAGTCCTGTAGTTCTAACATAGGATCGTTTATGATATCAACCAGTTCTGCTGGTTGTGTTTTAGCATACATAAGTAGGTCTCTTTTTAATTCTGGAGTAGTCATTCTATCTACAGCATTACCTAAAAATACTCTACATACAGTAATCATTTTTTCAAGTGGTAATTCCATAGCCATTACCTGTGCGTCTAACTCTACAGTAGCTGCCTCCAGCTCTTTTGCAGCGTCATACTCTCTGTTTATTTCTTCAAATACCATGCCGTTTTGCGGGTGGTAATGTAAAAACTCTTGTAATGCTTGATTGCTTCTTTCTACCATTAACATTCCGTCTTCAAAAACTACAGGCTCTAATATAGCATTTCCATCTTGTTCGTCTTCAAATGGAGACTTTTGATTTCTTGCATACCTTAAGGGTCTATTAATACCTTGTTCTTCGTCAAACCATAGTAATGGGGATCTAGAACTGTTTCTTGATGGGATTGTGTAAGATAGTGGACGGCGTCCGTTTAATAATCTATACGATTTATTGATAAACTTTTCTTTTTTCATTTTATTGTATTTTAATTTAATTATATTTTAAATAAAAGAGGGGCTACTAATAGGGCGTTTACATGCATGACTTTCGCCCCCCTTTTAAAGTTTACTACCTAATTCTTATTGTTGAAATAAGAAGAAGTTGTTTGCACCTAAAGTACATACTGCTCTTTCAGATAAGAAGTTAACCTCCATTGCATCAAGATCAGATGTTCTTGCACCACCAGCAGAACCAGTAATCCAAGTTTTGTAACGTCTGTCTTCAGTTTCTGAAGCTCTATATCTAACGTGTAAGAATGGTCTTTTAGCGTTCTTACCTAAGATTTGGTCATAAACAGAAGTTGATCCAGCAGGAACTAATAGTCCATTAACTGCACCAGCAACTAAACCTCCTCTCATTGTAGGATCGTTTAGGTATTTCCAGTCAGACTTGTAGAAATCATATCCTCTACGGAATCCTGTGAAACCTAAATTTAAAGCCATGTCTTTGTCATTATCAAAAAGACCATATGAAGTACCACCCGCTCCGTAAGAGTTTTGTGCAGCTAACATATCGTCAATATCAAATGAGAAGTTTCTATTTACAAAAATTACATTTTCTTCAATAGCTCCTTGCTTATCTAGTCTCTGAATTACAGAATCAAATCCAGCTAATGTAGTTGGGTTACCTCCACCCCATACATTTCCTCTATTGTTTACTACATAGAAGATACCTTCAGAACCAGCTTGATCATCATTTGCTTGTGGCGTACCACTAACAAGTGCGATTTGTGCTTGTGAAGTATTAGCAGCAGGAACAGCTTCAATCATTGCAGTTTCCATGTAATCTTCAAAACGTAATCTTGTTTCATGCTCTGACTTTAAGTACCATAAGTAACCATTAGCACCGTTTTCAGTTTGGATTTCTACCCAACCGATTTGCGCCATATCAGATCCAGATACAGAATATTTATCTTTTAAAATAATTGGTTTATTTTGAAAGAAGAAATCGTCTGCCTCTAAAGATCCTTGCATACCATTAGTACCTTTTGCAAATTCAGATCCATATATAAATAGAGTACACGATGTAGCAGCAGCAAATGACTGAGTTGTTTCGTAATAAGCTACTTCAATTTGATTTTCTAACATAGCAGCACCACCACCACCACCAGCAGCAGTTGACGTACCATAAGGGGCAGTTAAAATTACACCTTTATTTGTGTTAGTTGATCCAGGCGTGTTATCAGAAATCATAACAGTTTGACCTACTCTTAATGCCGCTGACGTTACACCTGTATTAAGTGTAGGATCAAAAGCATCAGCAATAGTAATAATCGCTGTGTTGTTTGCTCCAGCAGCAATATTAGATGATACATTTGTGTACTTAGTATGTAATCTACCTTGTTCAGCCCACTTAATCATATCTGAGTTAGTTGGCATTTCTGCACCTACCATTCTTAGGAAAGATGCGATTGTTCTATTTCCATAACGCTCAAATTCCTTTTCATAAGTATCTGGTAGATACTGATTTAAGAAATCAAAGTTTGTTATGTAGTTTGTTGAAAGGACTTGTTGTTGAGCGCTAGGCTGCAAATCAAATCCCGGGGTTGCTTGTACTGACATAATTTATTTTTTATTTTTAATTTATACTTTTTTTATACTTCTAATTTTTAGGCCTCTTCCACTACTTGTGTCTCCAACAGCTCTAATTTTTAAGCCGTCTTTAGAAACACCTTGACTAGCGTTTCTTACCATATCAATGTTTTTTGATTTTTTAGCAACATTATCTACAGTGTTAGAAACACCTTGGTCGTAAAAAAATTGAGCAAACTTTTCTGGATTCATGGCTATTGCTAATGATCTGTGATAACCTTTAGCATCTTTCATTAAGCCCTTCTCGTCAACAAATTTCTTTACAAAATTATTAACGTCAGCTTGAGCGCTTTTTAATTCGCCAGCATCTCCAGGTTTGTATGTAAAACTTTTTTCTCCTACATTGAACTCAAAACCTTTGAACTCATTGTTAAAAACCTCATCGGTTTTTTGAAGAAACCAGTCGTACTTCTTTTTATTTACTTCCTGCGTAGTTTTAGATTCCTCTAAATAACTTTTATAAGCATTAAAATTTTCTTTGTCCTCGTCAGATAACCCACTCCCGCTTGACTCAAGAGGAATTTTATATTTACCTTTTTGTTCATTGAAATACTTTTTTGCTTTCGCAAGTTCTCTTTTTTTAGCTAACTTGATTTTCTTTATTGACCTATCGTCTTCTAACTCTTCATCATATGAAAACTTATCTTCAATAAGATCTTGAATATCTATTGCGTCCAAACCTTCTTCAGTTTGTCCGTAATAATCAGCTAATAGTAGTTCATCGTCCATGGTATCATAATCCCTTTGTAATTTATAAAAGTCTTCTATACCACGTCCGGTTTCCTTTTTAAAATTAAGGTATGCCGAAACGTCTTCAGGTAATTCATCATTGTCTTTTGTTTGCGCAAACAAATCATCTACTGAAGAGATATCTTTATCATACCTATTTTTAATATATGAAAGAACGTCTTCGTCATTTAACTCTGACGATGGAGTTTCTTCTTTTACCTCCTCTACTACTGGAGTTTCCGTTGTTTCTTGTGTCTCTACCTTATCTACTGTAGGCTCAGCTTGTGTGTTTTCAAACTTTTCTTCATGCTTATCTAAAAGTTCTTTTTCTACTTCTTGTTTAGACTTAGTGTCTTTTGTTACTTCTCTTACTTTAATTTCCATTTTATTTAATTTAATTTATACAAAGTTAATAATAATCCAATAAAATATTTTAGCTTATCTTGGATTGAACTCCGCCATATCAAACCCATCTAAACTATCTTCGTTAGATTCAAAATTAATCGGAGGTAAATTGTTTTTTCTTTGATCAATAAGCTTTGACTGCTCAGATGATTGCTGGCTTATTCGTTGATTTTTCATTTTTTCACGATTTTGTTCTCGCGCATCTATTTGTGATTGCTCTATACCTTTTAATTCCATTGCATACTCAAATTCTGTTTGCATTAACTGTTCTTTTAATGCAGCTTCATTTTTAAGCTTTTCTATTTCAAAACCAACCTCTGCTTGTTTTATCTGCATTTTAGATTGTGTTTCCATTTGTATTTTTTGCATAGAAATTTGCGCCGCTGCTTGTTGTGCCTGCATATTATTTTGTTGTTGCATCTGCATTTCTTGCGCCTTTTTTTGTTGCTCTTGTAGTTGCTTTTGTTTTCTTTTTACTTTTAATAGCTGATTAGCCATTTTAATATTTTTGATTTCTCTTACGTCAATAGCGTCCTCAAGATCAATACCTCCTTTTGACAAGGCCATTTGAATGTTTGCTTCTAACAAAGCTTTTTCTTCTTCGTCTGGAGCTACTTCAACAAATATTCCAAAATCATATATATATAAATTTCTAATATCATCTAGTATCCCTAAATTATATTTACCTATTTGCATAGCAAACTCATCAGCAAAATCTGAATACTCTAATACATCTGCTGTTCTAATAGATAATGCCTCTGCCAAAGTTTGAGTTAAATAAAGACTACCATCTAATATATGTCTTGTGGCTGTATTACTATTTAAAGCCGCTAACTTTTGTACTCCAACTAACGCATTAGGGTCTGGTGTACTTCCGTCTCTAGCTTCGTTTAATCCTGTAACAGATCGTATCATGTCCATATAATGATTATAGTTTCCAATCAACATTTGCATTTTATTTGCTCCGCTGTTAGATGTTAGTTGCTGTATTGGTACTCTTGCGTTATTAAACTCACCATCTTGTGTATAACTCCTACCTACAACACTACCGGTTTGAAAATACAGTCTTAATGCGTCTGAAGGGTCATAAGCATTACCTGTTCCTAAGTCTACCTCACTTAGTCCATCAGCATCTATAAATACTCCGTCTGGTACAACTTTTGTAATTACTTGTTGTAATTTCAAATGGGTCATCTGTATCAAATCAGTAAAAGGAATCATTCTACGAACTAAAGACTCTATGTTTCCTTTATACATTCTTGGGGCAACAGCCACATAATTAGGCATAGCGTGTTGGCTTGCAGACTTAGGTCTTACCATGTTTTTTGCTAACTCCCATTTTAAAACAATGTTTGTACCCATAACCATAACACCGTCATACCATACATCAATTTTTTTCTCTACTCTTTCAAACTTACCCTCGTCCATCATTTCTTGTGGCGGGTTAAATTCATCATCTTTCTCTACAGTTTTAAAATTACCTCCTGCTGTTTCTTTCTTTTTATAAACAAAAGTATTAGTTGTTTTGTAATTAAAATACATTAATGTTACTGTGTCTCTATAAAACAAAGAGTTTTCATACATTGCAGCAACATTATAATATTGATACCAGGCTTGGCTGTATTTAGATATTTCCTCTAAATCTTCATTAGTTAGATCAGGTTTAATTTTTAACAACTCTCCAATTGGTACAGTTTTAATTTCACCCCAATAAAAACAATCTTTAAAATGCGGATCTTCTGTGTAACTATAAACTACATTTGCAGGATCTACATAGTCAACTGT